TGTTGACGCTCGTACGCCCGCGCAAAGATTCACAAGCTGGCAAGTGAAGAGTAAGTTACTCGTTTCACACACTAAGACTGCTACTCTTGAAAAGAGAGGGGGAGAGTTGTGGGACACTCTATACCCTCTTTCAGTCAATCGAAGACTGCTTGAAGTTCCCTACAATGACGTTGTCGAGTTTCCAAATGTGCCTTGGCCTGAAGAAGATTGTCTGGCTGTTGCTTTGTCTGCTGTTACAGGTTCTACGCCTGAGATAGTTTTCACTTACATGTTGAGAGCGTTCCCGCGATCAAATACGCATGCAATGCGGCAGTTGGAAGAGAGATGCATATGGCCCGTTAGTTTGCATTTTGGACTTACTATTATAGTCTCAGAAGGAAGGTTCATGAGGTATTACGGTTATAGGAATTCTACTTTGACTGCTGGCTTGTCTTACGATGGGACGCATTACACTCCTACTTTGGCAGCAAAATTACCAATGGTTATACGACCAAAGGCGCCAAGACCATTGCCTCTAAGAGCTCCTTTCTTGAATGCTATAAACAATTGGCCTTTAACAAAGCGTAGTTTGTGGAAACCAGAAGTGAAAAGAGCCGAGTTGTTGATTCGTGCTATGTTGTCAAGAGAAGTCGGTACTTTAACTAATGATGTCAATATGGCCATGTTGAAAACATGGTCGAACACTGTTGACTTAGGTGCTAACACTCCAGAAAAAGAGTTGTTTGTTGTACAAGGAGATCCCGGTTGTCGAAAGAGTTCTTATCCACAGAATTTGATGCTGAAGATGCGGCAAGTTGGTCATTGGAACATGGTTGCTCCTACAAATGCCATAGCTGAAGATTATCGATCTAAGTTAGATGCTACTACTCCAATCAATGGTAAAAAGATGTTTGGAGAAATGGTTTCTACTTTGGAAAAGGCTCTTGCTTATGGTTATACTTCCACAATGATGGTGGCAGATGAAAACAAGTACCCTCCCGGTTATCTGGCTCTATATCATATTTTGAATCCAGAGTGTAAGGCTCAGTTGTTCCTGGGAGATTGCTG